CGCGGATCGACTGGATCGACCACATACACCTATTACTGGGTCGCGGTGGACAAGGACGGCAACAAGTCGCCCCCCAGCGCAGCGACAACGATCAGCAACGGCCCCGCGTCCCTTGCAGGTTCTGCCCGCAACCTCATCACCGGCATGCCGGTCGATGGCGCTGTGACGTATGATCTGCTTAAGACCAATACGTCTACCTCAGTCGCGACTGGCCTGACAACGCCGTTCTTCTATGACAGTGGCGGCGCAACTGCTGCGTATACTCCTTCTGCGAGCAGTCCGCCGGGAACTCTTGTCGTCGATGGCCATGTCTCGACCTCTAACCTCGCCGTGCCGGCCATTGCGGCGGGTGCAGCAGCGGGGACCGGGCCGACCGTCTCGATCTCGGGCAATGATCAACAGGGCGTGATCACGATCACGACCGGCACCTCTCCCACAACCGGTATCCTCGCCACAATCACATTTGGTAATGCATGGGGAACAGCGCCGAGCACCCCGGTCATCGGTGCTGCGACGGCGAATGCGGGTGCTGCGGGTGTCTACGTTGATCCGGCGGACATGGCGACGGGCTCGTGGAAGTTGCGCACCGGAACGGCCTTGACGGCAAGCACAACGTACAAGTTCGCTTACGTGTTGGGCGGCCTCGGATGATGACGTGCGTGAACCACCTGCGGCGCGCCCGGGTGCCAAAACATGAACACCCGGAGCGCGCTCCCTCCGGGCTGTGGCAGTGCTGGCGGTCCTCTCCTCCCGCCGCCAGCACTGATCCACTAAAGGATAACATCAATGGCCAATGTTAAAATTTCTGCCCTACCAGCGGTGACAGCCGCAGCTGCTGACCTTCTGGAGGTCGTGCAGGGTGGTGTCAGTTCCCGCGCGACGGCTAGTGCCATCGCGGCCACGGCCACCAACGTGCGTACCGTCGCCACCGGCGGCACCGGCGCGGCCACGCTGACCGGCTACGTCAAGGGCACCGGCACTACGGCTATGACGGCCGCCGCGACGATCCCGGCCTCCGATGTGGCGGGCACGCTCACTGTCCCGCAGGGTGGCACCGGCGCGGCGACGCTCACCGGGTACGTGAAGGGCACCGGCACGACTGCCATGACGGCCGCCGCGACCGTGCCAGTAGCCGACATCGCGGGCACGCTCACCGTCGCGCAGGGCGGGACCGGCGCGGCCACGCTGACCTCGGGCTACCTTGTGCGGGGCGCGGGCACCTCGGCGGTGACGGCCTCTGTGGTGTACGATGACGGCAACAACGTCGGGATCGGCACCGCCGCTCCAGCGGGGGGCTGCATCCTTGATATTCAATCGACGACGAAAGGTGTGCGCTTCCCCAACATGACCACGGCGCAGAAGAACGCGATGACGGGCGCGGCGGGAGCCGTAGTGTTTGACACCACCCTCGCAAAGCTCTGCGTCTACACAGGGTCTGCGTGGCAGACAATTACCTCGGTATAAAGGATAACCTAATGATCGAGCAGCTCATTAGCCGCGTGTTTTATGCGCGCAACGTCGCCCACTTCGAACATTGGCGAGCCACGGGCACCGGCAGCTTCGCCAAACATCAGGCTCTGGGCACTTTCTACGAGGAAGTCATCGAGGCCCTCGACAATCTCGTTGAGGCGTATCAAGGTGCCTTTGAGCTGATCGGCAGTATTCCCGCGCCGGAAACCCCCGGCGGCGACGCGCTCAAGCTGCTTGAGGGTGATGCGGACTGGATCGAGAAGAACCACGAGGGCATCTGCCGGGGCAACCGGGGCGTGGGCAATCTCGTGGACACGGTCACGGACACGTATCTCAGCACCACCTACAAACTTCGCAACTTAAAGTAGGGCGCACATGGACTATCAGGTTCTTTTTAACATCGCATTCGGCATCGCGGGCGTCTTCGGCGGCTGGGTCTTGAACAACATCACCAAGTCCATCGAGCGACTGGACGGCGACGTGCGCGCGATGCCGCGCATGTACGTCACGAAGGACGACTGGAAGGACGCCATGCGCGAAATGAAGGAGGAGATGCGCTTGGGCTTTGACAAGATCGACGCGAACCTCAACAACGTCTTCAAGAAGTTGGACAAAAAAGAAGACAAGCCGTGAGTATCACACTCGGGCGGCGTTCGTAGCTGGAACATGCAGAAAACGCTACCGAAACGACAGGAGACCACCGAATGATGTACCCGAAACCCGCGCCTACGTGGCTCGATGAGGCGTTCAAGCACGTCGGTCAGGGCGAAATCCCCGGCAAAAAGCACAACCCCGTTATTCTGCGCTGGCTGACCTCGCTCGGCGCATGGTGGAGTGAGGACGAAACGCCGTGGTGCGGCACGTTCGTAGCGCACTGCCTCAAGACGGCTGGTTTGGTCCCGCCGAAGCACTGGTATCGCGCCGAGGCCTATGCCGACCACGGCGCGCAATGTTCGGAGGTGGCCATCCCGTTCGGCTCTATCTGCGTCAAGTCGCGCAAGGGTGGCGGGCATGTGTTTTTCGCTGTGGCGCGGTCCCGCGATGGCGAGACGATTTACGGCCTCGGCGGCAATCAGGGCAACCGGGTGAGCATCGTGCCGTTCAAACTGGCGGAGATCGACGCGGTGCGCTGGCCGGTATCGGACGCGATCCGCCTCGCACTGCCGGTTGCCAGTTCACTAGCGGATGTTGGCGGCAGCGCCGCAGGGAGCGAAGCATGACATTTGAGCACTTGCGCGCGGGCGTCGCGCTGATCATCGCCATATCTGCGCCTGCCCTGACGGGCATTCTTCTGGTCCGCCAGCTGCCGGACGGCGCACACGAGGCCGCAGTCGTCTTGGTGACGCTGTCTTGGCAGCATGCGGGCACAATCGCTCGATCCCTCTTCCCCGCGCCGGAGATCGACGGCAAGCGAGGTGCGGCATGATCGGCCTGCTCCTTGCTCGCTGGCGCTTGCCGCTGTCCATAGCCGCCGCTGTGGCAGTGTTCGGGCTTATCGCTGCCAGTTGGCATTATCGGCACGCCTACCATGCCGAGAAGGCGCTGAGACGGGCTGACAGGGCGTCCTACGCCAATGCGCAGACCGAAGCCGCGCGGATCGCGCGCGAGGCGCTACTCCATCAAGAACACATATATGTTACCAAAGCACAGGAAACTGACCATGTATATCAGGCCAAGCTTACAGATGCCGACCGCCGCGCTAATGCTTACATTGGCGCTAACCGCGTGCGCGGGCAAGCCGCTCCGGGTGTTGCCAGCGGAGCCATTGCCAGCGCCCAAGGTAGCGGTGCCCAAGGTGGTGAGCGATCCGGTGCAGCGCCCGACATGGTTGCAGTGACGGCGGGCGATATTGACGTTTGCACGACGAACACCGTGCGGCTTGAGGCTGCGCGGGAATGGGCTGTCGGTTTAGAAAACCGCCCGTAGCTACATTGTCACTATACTAGCAGCGCATTTTGTAAACCGGACCAACGGCAAGAGGATAACCGATGTGCAGTTTGATCCCCGTTTGCTTGACTACGCCACCCCGAAGCAGCGGGAGTATATCAAACTCCTAGAAAATTATTCTTGCGTCAAGGATGCGGAGCGGGCGCTTGGTGTGTCCAACGATGCAATCGGCCAGCCGCTGCGCCGTCTTTTCAAACACGCCGCTAGCGAAGGCTACGCGCCCGGCCATTTCCAGAGTGGTGTAGCACCGGGCAACCGGATGGGCAAAGTCACCATCCAGCGCGCGGCGGACGGCGCGGTCGAGCGGACATGGGAGCGCCAGCACCCGACCGCCGAAGGCGCGCTCGACGCGCTGCGCGAGGTGGTGGCGGGCATTCTCGAACCATCCTTCGCATGCCTACCACCTGTTGCGTCGCCTGCCATATGTGATGCTGATTTGCTTACCGTGATCCCGATGGGCGACCCGCACTTTGGCTTGCTGACATGGGCCGAAGAAACTGGCGCAAACTTTGACCTCAAGATTGCTGAGCGGCTGACTTTTGACGCGGTGGATAGGTTGACGACTTCCGGCCCTAATTCTGAAACGGCGATGCTGCTCAATTTGGGCGACTTTTTTCACGCGGACAACAACACCAACCGCACGCCCCGTTCCGCCGCCCCGCTCGATGTGGACGGGCGTTTTACCAAGATTGCGCGCGTGGGTGTCAGCGCGATGGTGCGCTGCATCCGCAGGCTGCTAGAAAAGCATCGCACCGTGATCGTGCGCAACAACCGGGGCAACCACGACCCAAACCAAGCCGACATGCTCACCATCGCGCTTGAAGGCTGGTTTCACAATGAACCGCGCGTGACTATCGAAACAACGGCGTCCAGCTGCTATTACCATCGGTTTGGCAATACGCTGATCGGTTCCACGCATGGCGATGGGGCCAAGCTCACAGACTTGCCGCTAATCATGGCAACCGATGCTCCCGAGGAATGGGCGGCGGCGAAGTTTCGCGTCTGGCATTGCGGACACTTTCACCACGACCAAATGAAAGAACACCCCGGTTGCGTTGTTGAGACACACCGAACGCTTGCCGCTGGTGACGCTTGGCACCGACACTCAGGATACCGGGCAGGCCGGGACATGAAGGCCATCGTCTACCACCGGCTGTACGGTGAGGTGACGCGCATCCGCTGCAGCATCACCCAAATCGAGGAGGCAGCGTGACCGGCGTTGAGCGCGTAAAGCGCGGCGGTCTTGGTGAGACTTCCGATTTGTGGTATAGGGACACGCCATGCCGACCACTATGACCTTCGATACCCTGCAACAGGACGTGCGGCGCTATCTGGAGCGCGGCGCGTCTTTGGCTTCGGATGCCGTGGTCTACGCCCAAATCCCGCGCCTGATCAACCTCGCCGAGCGGCGCATCTCGCGCGAATTAAAGATACAGGGCTTCATCGCGGCCGTGTCGGACACGCTGGTGCCCGGCCAGTCAGTTTACGCCAAGCCCGACCGCTGGCGCGATACCGTGTCGATCAACATCGGCACCGGCACGGCCAACGCCAACCGCACGTTCCTCTTCACCCGCGTCTATGAATATCTGCGCTCGTACTGGCCGAACGAGAGCGCCACAGGCACGCCGCTGTTTTACGCCGACTACAACTACACGCACTGGCTCATCGCGCCCACGCCCGATCAGGCGTACCCTTACGAGGTGCTGTACTACGAGCTGCCAGCGCTTCTGGATGACACCATCCAGACAAACTGGCTGACGGAATACGCGCCGCAGCTCCTCCTGTACGGCGCGCTGTTGGAGGCCACGCCATTTCTGAAAAACGACGAGCGCATCGGTACTTGGCAAAGCTACTACGACCGCGCCGCCGCCATGCTCAATGGTGAGGACTTGGCCAAGATCCTTGACCGCTCCTCGTACCGCAAGGAAGCGTAAGACATGTCTTTCACCAATGTATTCGGCGGCAACACGATCTACCCCTCGGACGTGTCGTATCTGGCGCTGGCCCTGTCCGCCAACAACCCGCTTGAGTGGCCCCTCGAAAGCTCTGGCACGGAAGACCCGGCGGCGCGCATCATCGACGTCACGCCGAGCGCGTCGGGCTTCAGCGTCATCCTGCCTGACGCCACGCTGACCGGCGCGGGGCAGACGATCCTCTTCAACAACGTGAGTGGCGCATATAGCTTCTTCGTCAAGGACTACGCGGGCAACACGCTCACCACAGTCGGCTTCGGGGAGCAGTGGCAGCTTTACCTTGCTGGGACGGCTACGGCGGCGGGTACGTGGCGCGTGTTTCGCTTTGGTGCGTCCACGGCCACTGTGCAACCATCCGCGCTGGCGGGCTTCGGCATAACGGTCACGAGTTCGACGTTGTCGCAGTCGCTGCCGGTGACTACGTTCTCTACCTCGGGCACGACGCTGTCGTCGTCCAGTCGCGCGGGCGCGGCGGTCTGGATCGGTTCCGGGGCGGGAACGCTTAATTTGCCCGCCGCCGCATCCGTGGCAAACAATTACTTCGTTCTCGTGCGCAATGCGGGCGGGGGTGACCTGACCCTCGATCCGTCGGGCGCGGAGACCGTTAACGGCGCGGCTACGCTGACGTTCCGGCCCGGCGACAGCGCGACTGTCATCACCGACGGCGCTACGTGGTACACGGTCGGCTTCGGGCAGGATGCCGTGTTTGCGTTCGACTACACGTCGATCAGCGTCACCGGCGGCACCGTCACATTGGCCGGGTCGCAGCTTAACCGCATCGCCTACAAGTTTATAAACGACCTTGTCAACCCACCAGTAACTGACGTCACCGTGGTCGTCCCCAGCACGACCCAGCAGTACTGGATCAATAATGCCACCAGCGGCTCATTCAACTTTTACGTGAAGACCAGTGGCGGTCCGGCGACGCAAGTCCAACAGGGTGCCAAAGGCATTTACTATTGCGACGGCACCAATGTCGTCCTTGCTTCGGACCCAACGACGCTGACCACGCCGATCTCCATCACGCAGGGTGGCACCAGCGCCACCACCGCATCGGCGGCGCGGTTGGCCCTCGGCATTTCGTCGTTTGCTGATGCCATTGTCACGGCGACCACCGCCGCATCTGTGCGGACCACCATCAGCGCGGCGGCGTCCGGGGCCAACGGTGACATCACGTCGCTCACGGGCCTGACCACTCCGCTCTCGCTGGTGCAGGGCGGCACCAACGCCACTACCGCCCCAGCGGCGCGGCTGAGCATCGGCATTTCGTCGTTTGCGGATGCCATTGTCACGGCGACCACGGCCGCGTCTGTGCGGGGCACCATCAGTGCGGCGGTGTCTGGGGCTAACGGCGACATCACGGCGCTCAGCGCGCTCGGCAGCGGCACCGTGGGCACCCCCTCGATCCGTTTCACTGCTGATGCCACCACCGGCGTTTTCTTGCCTGCGGCGGGCCAAGTGGCGCTGGCTGCGGGCGGCGTGGCGCGCGTCACCGGCAACGCCACCGGGGTGGCGCTCACCGGCGCGGTCACGGCCAGCAGCACGGTGGCGATTACGGGCTCGGATTTGACTGTGGGTGCCGGTAATTTGCTTCTGCAATTCGCCGCTGGCAACGGCTTCATTCGGTCGCAGACGGGC